GTTGACTCGCTCGCCCCATTCCGCAAAAAGCAACAAGTCGCCTTTAATGCGTATCCTTTGACACTATTACAAAAGATAAGGTCGGCGGCCAAGCCAACAACTCCGGTTTCGGTGCGAGTGAAACACAATGAAAAGCCAAGCTATAAAGCTGGCTATGCGAAAAGTGCCGACGAAAGCGCTAGTCCTCATTTGTGGGATGGGCTTGTTGGGGCTTGGATGCCTAGCATGGGTGATTGTGGCTACAACTTGAATGATTTGAGTGGCAGGGGCAATCATGCCGAGCTTGATGGCAGGATTTCTCCAGCGCCTCTAAAGGTCATTGATGGATCTATGCAGATTGTTCTTGATGGTTCATCGGATTATTTCAGGATCAACAGTGTTAAAGACTTTTCACCAAAAGAGTTGACGTATTGCTATTGGGTGACACAACCGCTTTTGGCTGGAACTTATGCTCCGGGAGGAGTTTGGCGAACTGGAAGAAGGTCATGGCTTTCGCAACATGGATCTGGTTATCCGCAGTTCTATCACAGTAACAATGGATCAACCTCATCTGTTCTTACATCCAGCGTTCAGTTGATTAACAACAAATTGACATTTGTTGCAATGAGGTATGGAAAAGGCTCTAAGTCAATATGGCAAAACGGAGTCAGGACTGCCTTGGCTACTGGTGCAGGTGTAAGCGGCGATCTCTTTGATAGTCAGACCGAATTTTGCATTGGTGATTTTCTTTTCTACGATTCGTCTACTATATTTGGCAGGAATTGGCAAGGCGGTATATCTGCACAAATGGTATACAACCGCGCCCTGTCCCCAACAGAAATCCAAGAATTATATGTTGACTCACTAGCACCATTCAGACGTAAAGCAAAACCAATAGGCTATCAACCAAATAAAGAACTAAGAGGACTATTTAGAACATAGGAGAAATAAAATGGAAGAAAATAAAACAAAAAGCCCACCGTTTCCAGTATGGCAAAACTCTTGCTGTAGGCATGAACCAGTAGTGACTTCTCTACCAATGGGCATGAAACCTTATACCGGCCCTGAATTAAAGGTAAAGAAACTAGACCCGGAAGCGATCATTCCAACAAAGGCAAACAAAACAGATGCGGGCTATGACCTATATGCCCTAGAAGATGTAGAGATTCCGGCGATCAATCATAGGTTGATTAAGACTGGTATTTCTATGGCGATTCCCGCCGGATATGTTGGTCTTATCTGGCCGCGCTCTGGTCTTGCTTACAAAAGCGGGCTAGATGTATTTGCTGGTGTTATTGATGCTGGTTATAGGGGCGATGTAGGAGTCATTCTATATAACTCAAGAGTGAATAATCACTATCAAGTTAAAAAGGGTGACAGGATAGCGCAAATATTATTTCAAAAAGTAAAAACCTTTAACCTTGTTGAAGTGGACGATCTTGATGAAAGTCAAAGGGGCGAAGGTGGATTTGGGAGTAGTGGAGTATGACGGTTCCTTTTAATAAGCCAAACAGTAGAATATTCTGGGCTTGTCAGGCTGTTTTTTTCGAGGAGAGAAATGGAGAGGGTAGCAATAATGGAAACCCAACGGGGGCAACATTCCTAGACTGCGTTCAAGCCGTTGGTGTTTCTTCAGATAATCCCGCAATATCTTTGCTAGATGTTGGCCGCCACCAGAGGCAATATATTCAATACCAACAACAAACAATAGAAATAACCATAAGAAGATTGCTAGACATAAACTCGAATACATTCTACAAAATAGATAGCTATCCAAATTATAAATCGGGCCACATTCTAAACAAAAATAATTTTGGATCAGATGGTGAATTTTTGAAAAATTATGATATTACCATATTGTATACGCCAGATAATTTTGCTAGAATGAACGCCGGGGCCGATTCCAGCGACCCAGACAAAGACAATGTTATTTCTATCAGTTATTTAAATTGCATTATTACCAATATAAGTTATTCTATGAGCGTGGATTCAGTAGAAGAGACTATCACTCTTGTTACAAAAAACCTACAAAATAATAATGGCTACAGTTCTTTAAGTTCGTATAATCTTCCGGGATCATGGCTCGATGGTGAACCGCGAGAGGGTCAAATTCTTAAAAGACAACATTTTGATTTAATAAAACAAGACAGGGAAACAGTGCTTCCACAAGAAGTCGAAGAACTATTTGACTGTGGGGGATCGGAAGGGGTAGACGAAAATGGAAATGATTTATCAATAATAGGTATGCAATCTATAAATATTGATGTGTCATTCGATTATACAAATCTAATGGACGTGGGAATATGGAGAGGTTCTGAAGACACTAAGGAAGGTGAGCAGAATAGATGGCAGATGCTTAATTTGCCCATATCTATTAATTGTTCGTTTACCGGAATGTTAAGACAGGGCCTTCCATATTATAACTTTTTATATGATGGGGGAAACAGAGTAAGAAACGTGGACAATGTTTACACGAAAGAAAGGACAGACGGAAGTTTAAGAAAGTGGGACGAAGCGGATAGACAGATTAAGATTGTTGCACAGCCCATAATAGATGGCACTTATTTTGTTTGGGATCTTGGTGAGAAGAATTATTTAACATCTATAGAGTATACTGGCGGTGACGCAGGAGGTGGAAATGCAGAAGCAACAATAACGTACACTAATCAGTATAGCGATTTCGTCGTTATGCAAGCGGGAACCGTTTCAGACATAGGCAACGATGGCCCTTATTAGAAATTACAAATATGACAAAAAGAATTCAAAAAAAGTCTAAACAAGAAAATGCTCCTCAAAAATTAAAAATCGTCGAACCTCAAACAAAAAACCAAAAGGATTACATACGCGCCATTATAGAGAATGATATTATCTTTTGTACTGGCCCATCTGGATGTGGCAAATCCTATATTGCCGCAGGTATTTCTTCTCAAAAACTTCATCATAATGAAATAGATAGTGTTATTATTACAAGGCCGCTTGTTTGTACCGGAAAAGATATTGGCTCTCTTCCGGGCGAGCTTGGCGAAAAAATCGCCCCATACCTTATGCCAATGCAAGAAAACTTTAAAAACTTCTTAGGGCGCGCTTTTTATGGGCATCATGTTAATTCTGGTGGTATAAGATATTTACCGCTCGAAGTTATGAGAGGAAGCACGTTTGACAACGCTTACATGATTCTCGACGAAGCACAAAACTGTAGCTTTGAACAAATCAAGATGTTCATAACTAGAATGGGAAAGAACTCTAAAGTGCTTATTAACGGGGATGTTAAACAAACTGACTTAAAATTTCAAAGTGGGCTTGCAAATTGTGTTGAAAAACTCTATAATGTAGAGGGAGTGGGCGTTTGTCAATTAACTAATCAAGATATTCAACGAAATGGTATACTTGGAAGAGTGTTGACAGCGCTAGAAGATTAGTTATAATAAGGAAGGAATTATGCCGTTATATGATTTTGAATGTGAACCTTGCGCATACTATACAGAAATAAGACAAGGACCAGAAGATCCCGACACTCATCCCTGTCCGTTGTGCGAACAGGAAACTCTTAAAAAAGTTTTTATCAATCCTCCAGCTATTAGTGTTATTGGCGAGCCGTCTACCATAGGGCATCTTGCAGATAGAAATACTAAAAAAATGGGCAGGTATGAGATCGAGGATAAGAATAAGAAAAGCAATATCAATCAAGACAAAGAAGCCATTAAAGCAAAAGCTATGCGTAGAAAGATTAATTCTATGACGCAGGAGCAAAAGGTTAAATGGATCAAGGAGGGTGATTGATGTATAATCTAGATTCTGGAAATACTGATTTACCAAGATCAGATTGGCCTCATCACGCCACCGTCACCATGAAAATAGATATTAGAAAAATGAATAGTGATGGCAGTCTTGGTCATCATATTATTGGCAATGAAATATTAAAGAAATACAATATGACTAACAAGGCGCAGGTTTGTATATCTGGCGCCACCGAAGCAGAATGTATTAAAAACGTAAAAGAAATGTTGGAGAAATTGAATGGCTAGATGGGAAAACGAAGACGTGTCTGGGATGGGTATTCCAGAGCCGGTTACTTCAGTGGTAAAATATTTAAATAAGGAAGGTAGAGACTGTCAAAACGAAAGATATGGTTTCGTGAAAACTATTTCTACAACTCTTCCAGATAAGAGTGTTTTTGTAAAATACTATATTAGATTTTATAGAGGTGAGCTTGTTGATCCTCATTCTGTTGACGTTAATTTTAAATCAAAAATTCCAGAGTTCAAAAAAGTATCGGAAGATTGTTATAAGCTATATAAAAAATATTTAGCTACTAAGAATCGTTTATATTTCACTAGGTCTAGAAGATTGTTTATGGAGAATTAAATGAAAAAGGGACCACTTTCTAACGAAGAAAAGCAATACATTGAAGAGAACCTAGACATGGACACCGCAGAACTGGCGGAATCTATGGATAGATCGCTGAAGCTAGTCAAAGCTCACGTAGAAAAAAGCTCGCCGCCAAAAGAACCAAAGCGAGAGTCTAAAACCATGCAGCTGTTAGCTAGAAATGCCGACAGGGGGGTTGTGGTGATGACCGAATCAGCGTCGTCCCATTTTGACGAAAACAGACAGAAGCCCAAACCGCCCAAGAGATATGAAGGGATGATCCACAAGATCAAGGAGGATTAACATGATTTGTAAAACCAGAGATGGCTACATGAGGAAGTTAATCATGAGTGATCTGATGATTAGCTGGAGAATAACCCTTTCTGATGGTACGCTGGTTTATGGTGATTATGATAGGCCCGGACTAGACAATCCTTGGTCTAGGCTAAAAGATCATTGCGCAGAAAATGATGTGATTCCTACGAAGGTTGAATTACATATGTTTGGTGCGCCCATCGAAGTATTCTTTGAAAACAAGGATGGTCTTGATGGACTTTTGGTGATGCGAGGAATGGCAAAAGATCAAGCTATGGATGGCAGTCACTCCCAGTCTTTCCAGACGCTAACTGTTTCATTGCTAAGAGATGATTGCTCTCTTATTGATGTTTCAAAATATACTTGGCCTATCAATGATTTTGAACATGGGACCAGTACAAGAGAATTGACATCAGAAAACTTGAAAAATATGATATTTAAAAATGGATCAGAAAAACTCAAACATCCTAAAATACAAGAGCTTATCAACGGGGCAGCCGTGTAATGGCGCGCAATATGCTGCGGAGCTTGTCTGTATTAGAAAAAGACAGAAAGAAAATTGTGGCAGCCTAGAGTTTAAGTTCTGGAACAAGTCTCAAAAAGATGAGTATCAAACGCAAATTCGGGTTGCATCTAATTTGATAAGCAAGTATAGTGATCGCGCGCTTATTAGATACTTAAATAGCCCAAGTGGTAATAACATATACGCCTTGGGCTTTCTTCATAAAAGTAAAAAGTTTGTATTACCTTTAAAATTTGTTGAAAAGGGTGTAAAAGAATTCCATAATAAACTGGAAGAAGAATCTAAACGCGAAAAGAAGATTATTCAAGCGCCAACAGGTGAATACAAATCAAAGAAACCAAGAGGTAAAAATAGCCTCTTATCAAAAATAAGGAAGATTGATGGCAAAAACTAAAGACTGGAAGAAACAAATCACAGATAAGTACGGTGATATTCTTGTTTCTGGGACAAATGTTTTAAGCAATAGAAAAGACTATAAAGTATTATCAATTTCTCCAATGCTAGACATTGCTCTTGGCGGGGGAATTAAAGAGGGTTCGTGGCTTATGTTGTCGGGCGACCCTAAATGCGGAAAGACTACCACCGCGATGCAGGTGGCGGCGAACGCGCAAAAAGATGGTAGACATGTTATCTATCTTGATGCAGAGGGACGACTCAAAGAAATGAACTTTGAAGTTCCAGAACTCGACCCAGAAAAGATGACAATCATTCAGCCCAAAGACAAACCTATTCCTGCTGAAATATTTTTAGAAACAGCATACAAATACATGACTGATCCAGAATATCATGGGGCGGTTTTGATTGTTGACTCTATCTCGTCTTTGATTTCAGAGAAAGAACTAGACGGCGACTTCTCTCCCACTAGAGCTGGCCTACCTAAGATTCTTTCTATCTTTACTAAAAAGATGGGACAGGTCTTACCTAATCAAAGAGGATTGGTGATACTGATTACCCATACTATCTCAAACACGTCTGGAATGGGCGCGTCTAAAATGGCTGACGGAGGTAGAAAAATTCAATACCAAGCTGACACCAGAATGGAAGTCAAAAGCGGTGGAGAGAAGATTCCAGCCGTCAAGCCTTGGACAGATGAGAGTGGCGAGATCATCGGGCAGCAGGTCAACTGGCGCATCCTCTGTTCGTCTATGGGATCGCCGGGTGGAAACTGTCAAAGTTTTATTCGCTATGGCGAAGGTATCGACGAGCGCCAAGAGTACCTACAGTTAGCACAGCAACTAGCCCTGATTGACAGAAGTGGTGCTTGGTTTAAGCTAATGTTTATGCTGGAAGATAAAAAATTAATGAAGAAGCTAGAGCCAGATTTAGATGTTGAAGATGAAACTGCGTGCATTAAAGCCTTTCAGTTTCAAGGACAGCCAAAGGTGTATAATTTCCTGAAAGAAAATCCAGAGTGTATTGAGCTACTGGCTAAATCAATAAAGGAAATGCTATGAAAATCCATATAACAGGACTAGATGCGAGGGGCTATATATGGATGCCACTGTCTGCCGCCGCCGAAAAAGTAAATAGATCAAAACTTCATGAAAAAGCATACAAACTTATTGAAGAATTCTATCCGTATGATACGATACTAGAGGAAGTAACACTTCCCGGAAGCAAGGATCAATTTGGAGGAAAATCCCTTAGAGCGGACTTGTTTTTACCAGCTAGAAGAATTATAATAGAAGTTCATGGAGAGCAACATTATAAGTTTAACAAGTTCTTTTTTAAGAGTAAGCTAGACTTTTATAAAGCCAAAGCCAGAGACTCAGACAAAAGAGAGTGGTGCGAGTTGAACGAAATAGAACTGATAGAATTAAATTATAATGAGGACATTGATGAGTGGAGAACAAAAATTAGAAGAGTTTCTTCTAGCGATTGATAATTGGATAGAATGTAAGGGGCTTCCGAAGGTTGAGCAAAAAGAAGACATTGAAGCTATTCTTAATATGCGATCTCACGATATAAACCATCTCTCTGCAAAAGAATGTCTGGCATATGCCTATGAGCTATACGCATATTCAGACTATCTTGAATCCATAAAAGCCAAAGAAAAGATCGTTTTAGATTGGGCGGATTCCAGTATTTGGTATATAATATCTCAGTCGCTAGACTCTTACGGTACGAGCTATACGAAATGGGAACAGAAGTATTATTCTGCCGTAAAAGAAAACCCTCTAGCGTCTGATATATTAAAAATCAAGAAGCACGCAGAAGCAAGACTGTCTTGCGTAGATGGCAAATCTAACAAGGTATTGAGAATGGCAGACACATTAAGTAATTTATCAAAAACAAGATGAGGTTAAAATGCTAGACAAATTTATTGAATCACTAACCGCAGAGCAAAAGATGGCGCTCATAGAAACCCTAAGTGAAAGTATTGAAAAACCAGCGGAAGCTAAAAAAGAACAACGTCCAGAGCCAGTAAAATCATCAAGTGCAGATATTGGCTTGGACTTTACGGTTTCTAAAGACAATGGGCAAGTTAAAACCAGAATCCCCGTTACAGAAAACAAAAGATTTAATACCTTTACTGATGACGGGACAGAAGCAAAGGGTACAGAGTTTAAAACGCCAGATGTCAAGCCCACCGAGCGACGACGACAGCCAACTAAAATGGTAGAACAGAAATGTACCAAGTGTCAAAATTCTGTGAAAGTTCATCCTACTCATGCTAGAGAGTGGTATGTTTGCGACAGGTGTATTGGTGGCCGATAATGAAAAAGAACAAACTACAGGACTTAGCTTCTGAAAGGGCTGTACTGGCGGCACTATGTCAGTACGGGCTAGACTGTTATCTTGACATTGATTTTGTAGATGGCGATCATTTTACAGATGACATGAATCAAGTTTTGTTTAGCTGTATTCATAAAACAATATCTGACAATGCGAAGGTAGAACTAACATCCATTCTATCTGCTGCAAATAGTCTTGGTGTTGGAGACGCACTAAACAACAAGGAAGAAATGGGGTTCATCAGATCCCTGTTTAATTTCCCAGTAAATTTAGAAAACTCACATATTCATGCTGCTAAAATCGCAAAGCTAAAGCTGGCTAGAGATTTAAAGAAAACACTAAGCGGCTGCCAGAAAAGCGTCGAGTCCATGACGGGCGAAGAAGATATTGTTGATTTGATCTCTATGGTTGAATCTCCAATCTTAGATGCTACATCTGCTATTTATCAAACATCAAGTAATAAAACAGAAGTAATGGGAGAGGGTATTGATGAATACTTGGATTTTCTCACAGAGAATGTATCAGATTTTGTTGGAATCCCCACAGGGTTTGCACGATATGATGCTGCTATTGGCGGTGGGTTGCGTCGAAAATGTGTTGACTTAGTAGCAGCACGGCCCAAGGTTGGTAAGTCTATGTTTTGCGATGCTGTTGCGCTCAACATATCAATGCAAAATGTTCCCGTTCTTGTTTTAGATACTGAAATGTCTAAAGAAGATCACTACAATAGAATTCTAGCTAGTATTAGTGGTGTTGAAATTAACAAAATATCCACTGGTAAATATTCTGACAATGTAATAGAAAATGAAAAGGTTCGTGCCGCCGGTGAAAAACTTAAAAACATACCATACCACTATATTAGTATTGCAGGTCAGTCTTTTGATAATATACTTTCTATTATGCGTAAATGGATTTATCAGCACGTTGGGTTCGACGAAAGCGGCAGAACTAACGATTGTGTAATTATTTATGATTATCTTAAACTGATGAGTTCAGACGGCATTAGTGCGTCTATGCAGGAATATCAAGTTCTTGGCTTTCAAATTACCAAGCTGCATAACTTTATGGTTAAATATGATGTTCCATGTTTGAGCTTTGTGCAGTTGAACAGAGATGGTATCACAAAAGAAAGCACCGATGCGGTGTCTGGCTCTGACCGTCTTATTTGGCTTTGTACAAGTTTTACAATTTTTAAGATGAAATCAGACGAAGAAAAAGCGGAGGACAATCCTAAAAATGGAAATAGAAAACTTGTTCCCATTGTAGCCAGACATGGTGAGGGGCTAGATGATGGTGATTATATTTCTATGAAGATGTTTGGTAATATTGGACGTTTAGAAGAAGGCATGACTAGAAATGAAATTCATAACAATGCCAAATCAAGAAGTGAAGGATTTGAAATAAATGAAAACTTTGACCCCGAATCAGATCTCAGCAGCGTGTGACGCGCTAAAAGATTCTATTCCAGAAGTGCTTGAAAGACTTGATATTGAGTATCTAGAATACGGAAATAGATATGCTTTTCCTTGTCCTATTCATGGAGGCGATAACCCAGAAGGGTGTTGTGTATTTCTAGACGGCGACGACGTTGTTGGAAACTGGAAATGCTGGACTGCTGGATGCGACGACGAATATGCAAGAAACATATTTGGTTTTATTAGGGGTTGTCTAAGCACAAAGAAGGGATCAGAAGCAACTCTTTCGGAAACATATAAATTTTGTGAGTCTATTGCAAAAGCAGAAGAAAGAGAAGAAGTAGATATCAATCCTGCTAAAGAGGCTAAACTAATTGATGTTTTTTTGAAGCAGCCTGTCGCGACAATACCAACAATTTCAAGACAGGGCGTTCGGTCTAAAATACAAGTACCATCACCATACTACATGGAACGGGGATACTCGGAAGAAGTTCTTGACTTGTTTGATGTTGGTACGTGCGTAGATAGTGCTAGGCCAATGTATAACCGTGCCGTTGTTCCTATCTATGATATAAACGATTGTTATGTTGGATGTGTTGGCAGATCAATATATGATAACATGCAACCAAAGTGGTTACATAGTAAAGGATTTAAAAAAGAACATCTTTATGGGTTAAATATTGCAAAAGACCATATAATAAGAAGTAGAACCGTTTTCTTGCTAGAGGGTCAGGGCGATGTTTGGAGAATGCACGAAGCTGGATATAGCAACTCTGTTAGTATATTCGGCGCGTCCATAACAGATGAACAGCTGATATTGCTTGAAGAGATAGGAGTCATGAATGTAATAATATTAACAGACTATGATGAGGCCGGAAACAAGGCGGCCACTCAAATCATAAAAAAATGTGGAAGAAGATTTAATTATTTAAGGCCAACTCTTGACGCTAAAGATGTTGGCGATTTATCCGTTGAACAATTGCAAGAACAATTAAAGGCTATCTTATGACTAAAATATTAGCGTTTTCTGGAAAGAAACAATCTGGCAAAAGTACATCTTCAAACTTTATTCATGGCTATCAACTAAGAGCCTTTAGAGTTATAGAAAACTTCGCCCTAAACGAAGAAGGTGATCTCCTTATAAAGACGGGAGAATCAGATGATTCTTATGGGCTGCTAGATGTTAATAGGGTCGATGGGCAGTTTGCTGAGTGGGCTGGATATAACATGTGGCCCTATATTAAAAAATACTCACTGGCTACGCCGTTGAAACTAATTGCCGTAGAGCTGTTTGGACTAAGCGATGAGCAGGTGTTTGGTACAGACGCTCAAAAAAATACAAAGACTCACATAAAGTGGGAAGACATGCCAATTTCAATAGCGCAAAGAAAAAAGCTAAACAAGTACGGCAGAATGACAGCTAGAGAATTTCTACAGTACTTTGGAACAGAGATTTGCAGAAAGATCCATAATAATATTTGGGCCGAGCGTCTTGTTAAAGATATTGAGATGGAATCTTCTTTGCTTGCCGTCGTTGATGATGTTAGATTTCAAAATGAAGTAGAGATTATTCAAAAGGCGGGCGGCAGAGTTATAAGACTAGCAAGACAACCACATGAGGATAGTCATTCCAGCGAAACAGAACTAGATAACTATGAAGATTTTGATGCGATTATTGACAATAAAGATTTAACCATTGCCGAAACAAATAAACAAATTATTGATTTGTTAGAAGAATGGGGATGGCTAGGAGAGGAAGTTTTACTACAGAGCGAAGAACAGGAGAGATTAACAGGTATTCAAGCAATAAGGAGCTAGAATGATAGTAACGTATATCAGGTCGTCTAGCTATGGCAACTATGAATTTTGTCAGATGCAGTATTTTATGACCTATGTTTTAGGTCATAGATCGGCTTCTGGAAAAAAGGCGCAACAGGGTACAGCCTGTCATAAGGTCATGGAATGTTTAGCGGCATGTAAAAAAGAACTACAAGAAAAGCCAGAAGAAAAAAAATTATCTATTACAGATGATGCTATTGGCGAAGTAGAATTTACACCCAAAAAGCTCTACACTAAAAAGTTTGTTAAAGACTTGATGGATAGAAGCTATGAGTATTACACTTCTATGGATGAACATAAATATTATCCAGCAGATTTTAAATTCTGTGAACAGCAGGTCGAAACAGCTTTGAATTACAATGATGGTCAGTTCGACCCTAGAAATAGAACCATTGTAGACACAGAGCCTACTTTCGATATTCCTATTGAAGAAGATTGGGCTAAGTTTGAATATGAAATGCCAGATGGAACCAAGCTAAATGGACAGCTCGCTATCAAGGGAACTATTGACTTGGTTACACAGATTGATGACGGCGTTATAGAGGTCATAGACTGGAAAACAGGACAAAGAAAGAACTGGGCGACCGGAGAAGAAAAAACTTACGAAAAACTTCTTGAAGATCCTCAACTTCTATTGTATAACTATGCGATATCTAAATTATATCCAGACTATGAACAAGCTATTATGTCTATCTTCTTTACAAGAGATGGCGGCCCTTTTAGTATGTGTTTTGACGCTTCGGATCAAGACAGATTTTTGGGTATGCTAAAAGCTAGATATGAAGAAATAAAAAATAACATTAGGCCAAAACCAATCAAACAAAACAGGATGGACTTCAGATGTCAAAAACTGTGCCACTTCTATAAAAATAATTGGCCCGGAACAAATACTACAATGTGCCAGCATGTCGAGGGCAGACTGCACGCGATTGGATACAAAGAGACCCTCAAAGAGTGTACTAAAGAAGGCTTTAACATTGGTTATTATGAGGCTCCCGGATAATGGCACAATTAATAGATATTAAAAAAGATTTTGATTTAGGTAATAAGTTTCTGCTTGACACGGCTGAAAGTCTTGCTAAGATACTAGACGATGAGTTTCGCGTTGTGATAAAATATGATCTTCAAGATTATAATTTTCCAAAAGACGGCAAGAAACACATTTTGTTTTCATTGTCTAATGAGACTCATCAGCCTCCAAGATACATGGAAGAAGATAGCGTTTATCTAATTTTTCATAATTATTCCTTTCTGGACAACTGGGGATATCCAGTATCTCATCCTAAATTTTTTCCACTTCCTCTTGGCGGTTTTATAAAC